GACGGACCTCCCGTCTGGATCGAGCTTCCTTGAAACGGACACCGGGACAATCTGGCGGTGGAACGGCTCAACGTGGACGGCTTCGCCGGTAGATAACGCTTTGGCTGAATGGCTGGGGCTGATCTACGGGGAACTCGTGAAGGTGCGTGAACTGAAGGAACTCACAGGCTAGTCGCCGCCAAAACGAAAGCGGCGAAGGAAGGACAACCTCAATGGTAGACATAGCACTTGAATACGCTGTCCGGCGTGCCCAGTCTGGCACTCGAAGGTCTCCTCAGGTGAACGACCAGGGAGACGCTCTCGTCTCCGCCGGGCTTCCGCCGTACACCGAGATCACGCGCGAAGGCGGCGGCTGGCAGGCGATGGCGACCGCGGCCGTCGCATCCCTCGTCGTGCGGCCGGACACTGTCGCGATGGCGACGCTCTGGAACGGTGAGCCGGCCGGGGGCAAGAGCCTCATCATCGACGCTGTGTTCGCTCACAACCTCGTGGCTGTGGCGAACTCCAGCTACGGGATCTGGCTCTGCGTCCATCCCGAGGGCATGGCCGCGCCGACTAACGACATCACGATCCGCAACAGCCTGTCGGGCCGCCGTGCCACCGCTGGCGCGCGGACCTTCTTCGACAACGGCGCAACCGTGGCCGACGACGGCTGGTTCCCGTGGGGCGGCGCAGACAAGGTGGTCACCGTCACGGTGCCAGGCGGTCAACTGACGGCCGAGGTCAGCGGGCGCATCATCATCCCGCCGACCGCAGGGCTGTCGATGCAATCCGTGGCAAGCACCACAGCCGTGACGATCACCGCGGGCTTCCGCTGGTACGAGAAGGTCCTGCCCGCCAACTAGACCCCCGTTCACACGGGCCGGGAGGCCCCTCCACCTCCCGGCCTTCCGCCAACTGAATGCCCCGGTCTCTGATCTCTAGAAAGCAGGAGCGCAGATGCCAGCCACAATCCCAGTCATGGGCCGATAGCCCGTGGCAACTTACCGCATCCGCATCACACGCGGCGGGCTACCTGTCGTCGGCGCAGAGGTCACCGCGGCGGGCGAACGCCTGTTCCGCACCACGGACGCCAACGGGGAGGTCTCGGCCTCGCTCGGCGCGTACTCCGATCCCATCGCCGTGGGCCTGCACATCTACAAGGCGGGCGAGATCGAGATGGGCATGAGCCCGATCCGCCTCGAACCCGGTGCCACACGGGTGATCGAGGTCTAGGGTGTTCCGGCTCCCCCTGCGCGTCATCGGCAAGCAGAAGCTCAGCGGAGTCGCCGCGTCGGTCACGTTTACCCTGGCGGACTACACGATTCCCAGCGGGACCCGACATCTTGCCGTGATCTGGAACGGGGCAAAAACCGCCACCGCGGATATGGCCCTTTTGCAGTTCAACGCCGACATCGGGGCCAATTACAACGAACAACTACTAGTCGGGACTGGGGCGGTGGCTGCCGCGGCGCGGGTCACGGGCGAGACCAGCATTCGACTTGGGCAAGCGCCAACCGGGGCGAACCTCTTTGGCGGCGGCATGATCGTGATCCCGTATTCCGCGGGGGCCGCGAATCACAAGGCCACTCTGTCGTTCGGCGGCGAAGTCGAGAACCGCATCGATGCCATCGCTGGACGCTGGGCGAACGTGGCCGCGATTACGCGCATTGACATCCTGACGAGCAGCAGCACGTTCGTCGCCAACTCCATCTTCTGGCTCTGCGCCGTGGACGAACGGTATCTCGTCGAAGAGCAGCTACTCGCCGCCGATGGGACGGTGACGTTCTCCAGCATCCCGCAACTGGACGGCGATCTTGTGGCGCTTGGTTTCGTGCGCACCGATCGCGCGGCAACATCCGACGACATCGACGTTACGGTCAACGCCGACACCACGGACGCCAACTACGCACGCCAGCGGCTCTCTGGGAGCAACACGACCACGGCGGCAGCGGCGGCGGCAGACCGTGCCTTCATCGAGGGCGTACCGGGCGACAGCGCGACCGCGAACGCGTTCGGGGCATTCGTGCTCTCGATCAGCCAGCACGCGAACGGGGTGAAGCAGCCGCACATCCTCGCCGTATCCGGCTACCACGAAACGTCGGGGCCGACCTCGAACGTGGCGGTCGCTTCGGGCCGCAGGGCCAACATCGAGGCGTACACGTCCCTGCTGTTCGCACCGGGCGGAGGCGGCACTAACTTTAAGTCCGGCTCGCTGATCTCCCTCTACCACGTCCCCAAGCGGCTCGTGGATTACGACAAGCTCACCGTGGACGCCGCGACGGTCACCCACGCGGTGCCATCTGGGTTGGAGGTGCTGGTGGAGTCGGTGTTCGCCCGGTCGGATGCGGTGGCGGCGGTCGATGCGATGGCACCAGCATTCAATAATGATGTGACAGCTGCGAATTACGATCAACAATACCTGACTGGTAATGGTGCAGCGGTTTCAGCTGCGCAAGGTTCGGCGGAAAGAAACGTCGTCAACATACCGGCTGCTTCGGCGGGTGCCAATATCTTCGGTGGCGGTTGTGTTTTGATCCCCGCATACGCCGAAACAGATCGCCATAAGCATTTCCTGACATTAGATGGACCTGCCGACGATGCAGTACTAATCCGTTCGATGCGATGGGAAAACGCCGCCGCAATCACCGAGATCGATCTGACGCTTACCACCGGTCCCAACTTCGAGGGCGACTAGCCATGCCGTGGGAACAACTCAAAGCGATCATCGACGAGAACCGCCAGCTTGCACAGCAGGCACGGCAGGAGCCGCCCGTGGCCTGCCCCATCGACGGCGACGTGCTCGACATCCACCCGGACGGGTCGCGCTCGTGTCCGATGGGAAATTTCGCATGGCCGTTCGCACGGCGAAAGGGCCGAGATGCCTAACTGGCTGGCGACGCGAGAACAGGTCAAGCGCGCCGGGAACATCACCGGCGTGTCGCTCAACGCGATGGTCGACCGCATCATCGAGGCGGTCTCACGGGACATCGACCGCCGCACCCGGCGCCGGTTCATCCCGATCACCGAGACGCGCCTGTACCGCTGGCCGCAGCGCAACGGCCGGTCAAGCATCCTGCTGCTGGACGCCGATCTGCTGGCTGTCACGACGCTGCAGACCAAGGCGCAGGACGCCAGCCCGACGACCATCTCGTCGGACGACTATTTCCTCGAGCCCGATAACTTCGCGCCGCCCTACGACCGCATCGAGATCGACCTGTCCGGGTCCGCGGCGTTCGAGTCGGGCAATACGTCTCAGCGATCGATCTCCGTGGCCGGTCGCTGGGGCTACTCGGAGGACACCGCAGCAGCAGGGACCGTGGCGTCGGGCCTCGCGTCATCCGCCTCGGCCGTCTCGATGGTGGGCTCGAACGGATCTCTGGTCGACGTGGGCGACACGCTTCTGATCGAGAGCGAGCAGCTTTTCGTCTCCGAGCGTGCGAACGCTCAGGTAGCGACACAGCTTCTCGACGGCGCGCTCACAGCGAGCCAGGCGGAAGTAGCGGTCACCGTGGACACCGGGACGCTGTTTTTCGCCGGCGAGATGATCCTGGTCGATTCCGAGCGCATGTTCATCGAGTCCATTTCCGGCAACGTCCTGACCGTGATCCGCGCCTACGACGGCTCCGTGCTGGCCGCGCACGACAACGACACGGCGGTCCATGCGTTCCGCACCTACACGGTGGTCCGCGGCGTCAACGGGACGACCGCGGCCACGCACGCAGACACCACGGCGGCCACGAAGTACGTACCGCCTCAGGACATTCGCCGCCTCGCCATCGCAGAGGCACTGGCGGGCTACCAGCAGGAACGGTCGGGCTACGGTCGCACCATCGGGACCGGTGAGGCTCAAGTCGAGTTCACGGGCAGGGCGCTCGATTCCCTGCGCAAGTACGTGGTCGACCACTATCAGCGGTTGAGGATTGCGACGATCTGATGACCACAGCCAGCGTGCGAATCGAAACCTCAGGGCCGCTGTTCTCGGCCAACGCCCCGAACATCGTGCGGCGGGCCGCGCAGCGCACGGTCGCGCAACTCGTCGAGATCGGCGAATCAAAACTCGATCAGATGCTCAGGCCACGACCCGCAGGCGTGTTCCTGTCGGTCTCGGAGGCGCGCACCGGGCAGGCCAGCAAGGGCAACTACCGGCGCAACCTGCACACGGTGGTCGAGGACCTGCGAGGCGTGATCTCGGACGGCGGCGTCGTGTACGGGCCTTGGCTTGAGCTCGGACGTGCCGGAACCCGGTTCCGTGGGTATTCCTCTTATCGGCGCGTAGGTCAGGAGCTTGAAAAACAGGTGCCCACGGTCGCACGGCGCAACGTCGAGGACGCGGTGAGGGACCTGAATGGCTTTTAACATCAAGGCGACGTTGCAGGCGATCACGTCGTACCTCGCGGCCTCCGGGTACGTGAAGTTGGCGCGTCTCGGCGAGCCGAAGGCCCCGCCGGAGAACGTGACGGCCGCGGTATTCATGTCGTCGGTCTCGGTGGCGCAACTGACGCTGGGTACGACCATCGAGCAGCACGTCGTCACGATCCGGCTGTACCGCAACATGCTCGACGAGTCGGCGGACGTCGAGCTTGAGCTCGCCCGCATCGTGTCGGAGATATCCAGCGATCTTCTGGGCGAGTTCGACCTGGGAGCCACGATCCGCAACGTCGACGCGGGCGGCCAGTACGGGGTCGGGCTTTCGACCCGCTGGGGCTACGTGGACGTGGGCGGCACGATGTTCCGGGTCGCCGACATGACGGTCCCGCTGGTGGTCGACGACTCAGCGACGCTGGCGGCGTAGGGAGATGTCACAAAAATGTCATACCTGATTAAGCGGGGCTGTTCGACGAGACGCGTGCCGCTGGACCCGGCCGCAAAGGTGTTCGACCTGCGCACGCAGGAGTTCATCAATTACCGACCAGGCGACATCGTCGAGACGTTCCCGGCGCACGTCCCGGTCGACGAGTGGGTGCGTGACGGGGTGATCGTGGCCGTCGAGGCGCCGGTCGGTGAGGCCCCGAGCAAGAAGGGCAAACGGTAGATGGCAAAGCCCACTATCTGCCACCCGGATCGAAAGCACTACGCAAAAGGGAAATGCCATCGTTGCTATAAGCGTGAGCAATATAGGCCCACGCCTAGGGTCGAACGTAAGGCAGAATGTCATCCGGATCGCAAACACAAAGGCAAAGGGCTTTGTGGACCATGTATTCAAAAGCAAAATCGTGTAACAAATCCAGAATTGTATAAAGAGCAAGGGCGGAAATCCTACGCTCGCAATATCGAAGCGATGCGCATGCGAGCGCGACGACAAAAGGCGATGTTGAAAGCCGAACTTTTGACCGCATATGGCGGACGCTGCATGTGCTGCGGCGAGACAGCGCCAGAATTCTTGAGTATCGATCACGCTAACGGGGATGGACAAGAGCACCGTAAACGCGTTGGGTCAGGCGGGGTGTGGGGTGACTTACGGCGACAGGGATATCCGCGTGAGGGATACCGCTTGCTCTGCATGAATTGTCAGTTTGGAACGATGCGCGGCAAAGCCTGTCCCCATCAGGTCGCCAAGGAGCAAATTGCGTGAGTAAGCAGTCGGGGTTAGGCGATCAGGCTTACGTTCAGGGCTACGACCTGTCCGGCGACGTGGCGAGCCTGTCCCGGATCGCGGGCGGGCCCGGGCTGGGCGATCTCACGGGCATCAACAGTTCGGCGCACGAGCGCGTCGGGTTGCTCAGGACGGGCGAGATCGCGTTCACGTCATGGTTCAACGACGCGGCGCTTCAAGAGCATGCCGCCCTCTCGCCGCTACCGCTAACCGACGTGATCGTGTCGTACCTGCGAGGGACCACGCTCGGCAACCCGGCGGCCTGCATGACGGCCAAGCAGGTCAACTACGACCCGACGCGCAATCAGGATGGGTCTCTCCAGTTCGGCGTGCAGGCATTGTCCTCGCATTCCAAGGTCGGCCTCGAATGGTGCGAGCAGTTGACGGCTGGCAAGGCCACGCACGCGAGCGCGACGAACGGCACGTCACGGGACTACGGCTCGGTCTCGACGCTGTTCGGTGCCTCGGCGTACTGGCACGTGTTCTCGGTGGCCTCTGGGACCGTGGACGGCGAGATACAGGACTCGGCCAACGACACCGACTTCGTAGCGGTCACCGGGCTGGCCTTCACGGCCCTCACCGCGAGGGGCGCGGAGCGGGTAGCCACGGCGGCCGACGCGACGATCCGGCGCTACGTCCGATTCGCGTCCACGGACACGTTCACCACGGCTGTGCTATGGGCGGCCTTCATCCGGCACCTTACTTCAACACTCTGATGAACATCTACCAGATGGCCACCAATCCCTTGCTGCACGCCTCGCAGCTGTTCTCGATCAAACGGCCCATGGCGACGCACTGGCGGCCCGCCGCGTGCGCGGAAGTCCGGTGCCCGCATCACCTCAACGGCTGGCGGACGGAGATCGACGAACGCTCAGGCCTCGGGCAGGGGCAGGCGGCATACATCCGCCGCAACTCAGGCCGAAGGTTCGTCGAGGAGAAACAGGAAACGGGCCTCACTCGGTTCACGTTCGAGGCCGGCCAGCGGTGCTTCGGGGAGCACAAGTTGCCATCGGGGCTTGATCCGCTGTTCATCCGCCAGCGGGTCCGCTCGGGCATGATCGCCAGCACCCAGCGGGCCGAGTGGCCTGAGTGGATGGATACGTTCAACACGGAAATGGAACGGGCGGCAAAGGGCCGCTAGGAGGTACACGTGACTAAGCAGAGTGGCATGGGTATGACGGTCGCAGTCGATTCCTCGGCCCCGGCGGTGGAAGCAATCGGCAACGACATCACGAATCTGTCGTTCGCGACACCTCGCGGCGTGCAGGACATCACGGGCGTCAACTCGTCCGCGATGGAACGGCTGCTATTGCTCGCCGATTTCTCGATCACGATCAATGGCCCGTTCAACCCCGCGAGCTCTCCATCCTCGCACGACGTGTTCTCGACGGTGCCGAGCACGTCGGTGACCCGGACGGTGACCATCGTGGTCGGTGGGAAGACGTTGCCGAACGAGGTCCTATTCAGCGACTACGCGCTCAACCGGGGCGCGGACGGCTCGCTGACATTCACCGCGTCGGGTGCGCTGAATAGCACGGTCGTTCCGACCTGGGCATGAAGGAGTAGCACATGGGTTTCAAGATCGCGGCGGCCTCAGAGCGTCTGGCCGTCCTCGTGTTCGAGGGCGACTACAAGGGCGCGGAGGTCACGGTACGGCTCAACGTGCCCATGCGGGTGTTCATCGAGGCCCGCAGGGTGGCGGCGTCACAGGACTGGGAGCCGTTCCTGGCCTACTTCGTCGCCGAGGTCGTGCGCGGCTGGAACCTCGAGAATGCGGATGACCAGCCTGTCCCGGTGACGTCGGATGGGCTGGCCTCCGTGCCGCTCGACTTCCTGATGCGGCTGATAACCGAGTGGGCGAATCAGGTCGGCTCAGTCGCCGCCCCTTTAGTCTCGCCATCGAGCAATGGAAGGCCGTCGGTGGAGGCGTCACTGCCGATGGCGAACTCGTGACGAAACCCGCCGAGCTCGTGGAGGCCGAACTGATCGACGGCATCTGTCAGCGATACGGCTGCCTGCCTTCCGCGCTCATGGAAGAGGACGCAGACCTGTTGCTTGGAACACTCGCACTCGTAGGCATAGGAAAGGTCGAGACCGAGTAGATGGCGAACGAGGTCCGCATTGTAGTCAGTGGCGACTCGCGAGACGCCGAGGCGGCGCTCAAGCGCGCCGGTGGGGCCGTCGACGACTTCGCGAAGAAGGCTCGCGGCATCGGCCTCGCGATGGCCGCGCTCGGCGCCGCAGGCACGCTGGCGCTTGCGGGCGCCGTGAAGGGCGCCATCGCCGAAGCGGCCTCCATCAAGCTTCTCGATCAGGCGCTCCGCAACGTCGGCCAGTCCTACAAGGCGCAGGAAGAGGCGATTGAAGGCGTCATTGCGGCTCAGGAACGCAAGACGAACTTCGGGGACGATGCACAACGAGCGGCACTGCAGACTCTCGTCGCTCTGAGCGGCGATTACCGCAAGGCTCTCGATGCCCTGCCTGCGACGTTGGACCTTGCGGCTGGGCTAGAAATCGACCTTGCGACCGCATCGAACCTCGTCGGTCGCGCACTCGCCGGCAATACGGAGATGCTGACCCGCTATGGCATCCAACTCCGGGAAGGTGCGACGGCCGCGGAACTCAACGCCGAGATCACCCGGAAATTCGGTCGGTCAGCCGAGGCCGCCGCCAACCCGTTGACGCAACTTGGCAACGCCATCGGGAATCTGAACGACGCCTTCGGCAAGGCTCTGCTGCCCGCCATTCTCCCGGTGATCAAGGCGCTCAAGGACTTCACGGTGTTCCTGAACGAGCACCCACGCATCGTCGAGATCGCCGCGCCAATCGCGGCAGTCGGCACGGCGTTCCTGGTGGTCAACGGTGCGCTCCTGCTTCTCCTT